ATTCGTAACTCAACACTAATGGCACTTATGCCTGCTGAAACATCAGCACAAATTAGTAACAGCACAAACGGTATTGAGCCACCACGTAGTTATGTTAGCATCAAGCAAAGTAAACATGGTGTGTTAAAACAAGTGGTACCAGGCTTTCCATATTATAAAAAGAAATATGATTTACTATGGGAGCAGAAGTCCCCACAAGGGTATTTAAAGATAATGGCGGTCCTACAAAAATACATAGATCAGGGAATTTCGGTAAATACATCTTACAATCCAGAACATTACGAAGATGAAAAAGTTCCAATGAGTGTACTTATACAAGACATCTTAATGTTCTATAAATATGGCGGCAAACAATTATACTATAATAACACTTATGACGGACAGGGTGAAATAGATGTACATAAAGAGGATAACCAAGAACAATTAGCAATAACAGAAATAGATGATGAAGATTGCGAGAGTTGTAAAATATAATGACAGTTTTAAATACAAAAAATAGAGTAGACCATACTAAAGTAAAAATGTTCTTAGACCCAACAGGAGGTCCTGTAGTACAACGATATGATACTCTTAAATACAAACAGTTTGATAAACTAACAGACAAACAGTTAGGTTTCTTTTGGCGTCCAGAAGAAGTTGACATATTAAAAGATGCAACAGACTTTAAAAATTTATCAGAACACGAACAACATATCTTTACCTCCAACTTAAAGAGACAAATACTATTGGATAGTGTACAGGGTCGCTCTCCCAATATTGCTTTTCTGCCTGTAGTGAGTCTACCAGAATTAGAAACCTGGATAGAGACTTGGGCATTTAGTGAAACTATACATAGTAGAAGTTACACACATATTATTAGAAATGTATATGCAAATCCTAGTAAAGTATTTGATGAGATGTTAGATGTCAAAGAAATATGTGATTGTGCAGATAGTATCACAGAAAACTATGATAAACTTATAGAATATAATCTACTCAGAGATATAGGTAGTAAGAAATATGACTTATATGAACATAAGAAACGTATATGGAAATGTTTGATGAGTGTAAACATATTAGAAGGCGTACGTTTTTATGTATCCTTTGCTTGTAGTTGGGCATTTGCTGAACTTAAAAGAATGGAAGGAAATGCAAAAATTATTAAACTTATTGCCAGAGACGAGAACGTTCACTTGGCTAGTACACAACAAATGCTAAAACTCTTACCACTAGAGGATAATGACTTTGCTAAGATTAAAAAAGAAACAGCAGAAGAATGTAAGCAGATGTTTATAGATGCGGTAGAGCAAGAAAAAACATGGGCAGAATATTTATTTAAAGACGGAAGTATTATTGGTCTAAATGCTGAACTATTAAAACAATATGTTGAGTTTATTGCGGCCAAACGAATGCATGCCGTTGGGTTAGAAAAGATATATAATAGTGGTACAAACCCATTACCGTGGACTCAACAATGGATTACAGGTAGTTCAGTACAGGTTGCACCACAAGAGACAGAAATATCATCTTACGTCATAGGTGGAACGAAACAAGACGTAGATGGAAACACATTTAAAGGCTTTAATTTATGATAATAGAACTAAAAGAATTACTTGGTAAAGTAGTTACAATTAAAACACTAACAGGTTTAGAAATGATAGGTACATTGATATCTACTAATGACGAAAATAACTTAATTGTACTAACACATCCTAGAATGGTAGTATTAGGAAACGGTGGAGAAGTTACAGATAGTTCTATCGCTGTGGTACCATTTACATTTACTTCTAAGACAGAACAAATTTCTTTTACTACTGATAAAGTATTATCTGTAAGTGAAACTATAAAAGAAAGTGCTGAAGACTATTTAAAAATAGTAGAAGTAAAGACTGAAAAAGAAGAAAAATAATACAAAAAACTGATAAATATATGTATGCCTAATACATGTCCAGTTTTTGCCAGTGGTACAGTAAGTGCCATTATTATCAATACAGGTGCTCCCTCAGTACTTGTAGAAGGCAAGCCTATTAGTTTAGTAGGAGACCAAGTTGCTCCTCATGGCGAGCCCCCTCACAGTTCCTCTTTCGTAGTGAATGGTTCAGCATCAGTATTTGCTGAAGGACGACCTATTACTCTTGTAGGCAGTGGTACTACATGTGGACACCCTATTACCTTTGGTTCAGCAACAGTATTTGCAGGTTTCTAATGCCTAATCTGGTTTCGGTCAAAGGCCCTCATGCCAGAAATGACAACGATTTTATAAGAATACAATGGAATATGGGTAACTCATGTAATTACGAATGTGAGTATTGTCCTACTCAATTACATGATGGAACTAAACCCTGGCTTAGTAAAGATCAATATATAGATGCAATAAATAAATTTTCTAAATATTATAATAGTCTAGGCAAACGTATAGACTACGAATTAATAGGAGGAGAGGTTACTGTAATACCTGGATTTGAGGATATTATAAGAACTATAAGCGAATACAACACAACTAGTACAGTATATACAAATGCCAGTAGAACAGTTAATTGGTGGTCTAAGGCTAAGTATTATATGAATGCAGTTGTATTAACATATCATCCCCTATCACAAGAAAAACAACATTTTATAGATGTTATAAATGAAATTAAAGAGCATGTTTTTATAGATATAAACATAGCAGGTATAGGCGGACAAGTAGAAGACTTAGGAAATTTTGTAGAAGAACTAAGAAATCTATTTATAGATTGTGAACACAACAATTATAATCATGTTAGTATATGTGTAAAAACTATGTATAAGAAGCTCTTAGGCCGTCATAGTAAGCAACAAACATACTGGGAATATACAGATCAGGAAAAAGAAGTATTAGAAAGGCCAGGAATAAAGCAACAAGAAATTAGAAGAGAGTCAAATGTAGAGGATGATTTTCCTGTACCAGATCCAAATGCATTTATGACAGAATTTTTATACGATGATGGAACAGCAGAATATGTACAGGGTCATCAAATAATAGATAAAGGACTTAATGCATTTAGAGGACTTAGATGCCATCTAGGTTTTGAAAGTTTAAATATAGATGCAAGTGGAGAGATTTACAGTAGTTGGTGCGGTGCGAAAAACTTTGGTAATATATCTAATAATTTTTGGGAGTTGCCTGAAACTAAAACTGTTTGCCCTTTTGATTTTTGTAACAATATATCTGATATCTCTATAACAAAGACTTTATAGATAATTTTTCACTGTTAGAAAATTCAGATAAAATTTCAAATATATTTTTTTGATAAGAGTCTCTTGTATTAAATTTTTGAATAGTCCAATCAGGAATATATGCATTAGTTACTACAGTGAAGGATTCTATATTATCAAAAATATGTCCTTTGTAAGAAATACATTTAATTTTTTTAAAAGATTTATTACTTTGTATATTAGGTAATGAAGCATCCAAAATACTTATGCCGGTATCCTTGACATAATTTTTAAGCAGGTGCCAGCCCTCATTTGTTTGAGATAACTTATAGTTGGTTTGTTTGAAACTATTAAATATTTTTTTTAAATTTTTAAATTCTGTAAAAGGTTTATAAAAAATATCTAAATCATATTCGTCTACTCCTTTTATATCATACAACCATTTACCTTGTTGGTCTATTACATGGTTTAGATTATTATAAACACATACACCAGGATGTATTTCCAATGTAAACTTTTTTTCTTCACTCAATCTTATAATATGTTTTACATCACAAAGATTATGATCATACAACATGTATTGTATTTTAGGTTTTATTTTAAAATCTAAATTTAAATTCTTAAATAATGTTTTATCTGCATTTGGAACAATTATATCTAATGTGTTTTTATAGCCGTAGATTTTAAAACAGTATTCTATATCATATCCTAATGTATCTTTAATCTTTTTGCTGAAACCATTGCAGTTTATATTTACAACTATATCTGAACGTTTACAAAAGAATAGCAAATCCAATATTCTAGAGTATTCCATTGGATCTCCTAAAATACTATATAATGTAATTTGTTTTGGGGATTCTTTTTTAAGATATTTTTTTAAAAGGTTAAAATCTAATTCTTCGTTATCTATACGTCTTTTACCAAATCTATGGAATAACCAAGAACCTTGGTCTTCAACACAAATAAATTGATTATTTTTTGATGTAAGATCTATAAAGATATGTTCCATATCTCTATTTATAGATCTTTAAAATAATTAAAATTATTCTTTGGTAGATGTAAAGTTTACAACTTGGTCGAAACTTGCACCGTCCCAATAAAATTCAGCAGATGCATCTAAATCTGTTTCTGCTCCACCTGCCGCGTAAATACCTATAGTATATTCTTCAACTTTAGTTACGCCGCCTATTGTTCCTTTTACTGCAAAGTGATATTTACCTGGAACTGTAACACCTGTCATATTAGAAGTAGTATCAACATCTATTACACCTGTACTTGTATTAAAAGTAGCAAACGGTGGTACTGGACTAAAAGTTAAAACACTAACGTTAGAAGCACTTGCATTTAAACCTACATTAACATTACCTGTTTGACCGTTAGCAAGTGAGATAACCATTCCTGATGGTAATGTGGATAGATTTACTTCTCCTACCTGAGGACTAACACCAATGGACTTTGATAAAAGTTCTACATTTGCACCTGTTGATGTTATGAGTCCATCTATAAATGTAAGTGATCTTCCTCTCCCTGATACTTTTCCTTCATTTACTATAAATGATTTAGTTTGTGATGAAGTTGCTGTGGGAGTTTGTTGAATATATTGTGCTGATAAACCTGCGATAATGGCAGTTGATATACTGGTACCATATGCTGATTGGTAGTTAGATACATTACTGTGATCGGCAATACTAACATTAGAACCTATTGCGTAGATATCAACTTCTTCCCCTAGGTTACTTCCAGTTGAAGTACCAGTCCAAGTAGCATCGGCACCAAACCCACCTACATTATAACTAGAGTTATACGCACCCACAGTCATTACTTGATCTAAACCAGCAGGTGAGTAGTTATCTACATCTGATGCATTATTACCTGCTGAACAAATAACCATTAGATTGTGTGATTCTAATTCTTCTAATTTAGCATCTATAAGACTGTTTTTAGCAGTAGTCCATGGTATACATACTGTTTTAACTTTATTTGGTGTATTTGCTTGATGGTGTACTAGAACTTGGTTAAAAGCACCAATCATATCACCTACACTTAAAGCAACATTAGAACTATTCATTACCTTAACATTATGGACTTTTGCATCAGGTGAAACACCTATATTTTCTCCGTTGATAACACTACACATCGCAGTACCGTGTCCTGTGGAATCTGCATAATCCGGACTTCCATCAACAGTATATAAACTATGTAAATTATTAATAGTGGCATTTGCAAATTCTACGTGACTTGTGTTAATACCAGTATCTAATAGATAAACTTCAGAACCTGTTCCTGTATATAGAGGATTATATGCAGTTGCTAAACTATTAGATACATTGTTGCATAAATGTTTTAAGTGATCTGTTGAATACTGCGATGATAAATTTTCAGTTGCACTATCCAAAGAACTATGTAAAACACCTGCTATCGCGGCAAGTTGATCCGCTGTACATTCAATTTTATAAGTTAAGTTAAAAGAATACGTTTCCGTAATCGTTGCTCCTGCGCCTGTAATAGCACTTTGAGCCGCTGTTGCGTCAGCATGTGTTCCGCTATCTAATGCTACAATATATGCCGCCATTATGAATCTCCATACGTTTAAGTTTATGATAACTAATTACTATATGTATTTATCAAATTAACAGTATTTTTATTTTTTTATGGAAACTAATATACAATTAGGAAAAGACCCAGGATTAGAAATAGATATTTCTCCTGCATTTTATGTAAAGTTCTTTGCAACAAAGACTGACAAATCTGTAATTGCATGTGCTGATGAATTACTTAAAGATATGGATAAACTTAATTTATCTTTAAGTGGTGGATTAGACAGTCAATTTAGTTTAGCATTAGCAAAACACTTAGGTAAAGATGTAACAGCATATACATATAGATCTATTTGGAACGGTACATTTTGTAATGTAGAAGATGTTTACATGGCACAACATATGGCTGATATAAATGATGTAAAATTAAATATTATAGATATAGATCTAAATAAATTTTTTAGTGAAAGAAAACATTTAAGTTACGGTAAAGATTTTGCTAATCATAGTCCACAATTAGCAGTACATCTATATTGGTTAGATTTATTACATTCTAAATATAAAATAAAAAATATTTTAATGGGGGGAGACCCGCCTTTATTTAAGTATGCATCTGAAGAAACTGGTACTGGTAAAATTAGAATGAATGATGCTTTTTATCATGATATACTTGCGCCTTATTATCTATTTTGTAAATCTAAAGGAATACTTTGTCTTAGAGATATATACTACCATAACCCTGAAATAGTATATGCAGGTTTCAAAAACAATATAGATGTAGTTAATAAACAAAAAATTTATATAGAGAATGATAGCAGAATGGTAAAAACACCTGACACTCAAGAGTACATCTCTACAAGTCCCTATTTAACTGACAATTATATTTTTAAATATCAATGGTATAACAATATTATAGATGGGTTGATACCTCAAAAATCAGAAATAACAGGTTTTGAAACACTAAAGAAAATATTAGCATCAGAAAGCGGAATTTATAATAGATTCGATCAATTATACAGATTGCCTATGCAGGATATTGCAGTAGACTCAGTTAAAATGATGTTAAAAACAAAAAATCGGAATATAAGAAGAAGAGGTCGTAATGTAATTATGCCAGAAACTTTAAATAAATTATTTTTAGAATATCAAAAACAAGTAATAAACACAGAAGCAACTCCAGTTAACCGATACAGTTTCGATTTTTAAAATACACAAAAATACCAAATAATCCAAATTTGGCCTATAATCTAGGTATTTCAAATGCGTATGTATAAATACCGCATATAACATATTATAAACTAAAATTATATCAACCTCCCATCATGATAAGAAGTTTATTCACAATATGGTTGTCAATGTCTATCCAGACATCCGACAACTTATACAGTGCATTGCGAAGTGTAAGGGAGATTGTTGACTGGAGCATTAGCAATGAGCAAGAGAAAAATGAACAAGTTTCGTGAACACGCAGAATTATTAACCTTGATAACCATTTTTGTGTCAAGTGTATTTGCAATCGCTCCAATTTCATAAACAGACTGAGAACAGAAAGGAAATGAGAACGATAGCACTAACGATTATAGATAAATCCGGCATATTTAAAAAGGTCCACCAAAAAGCAGAAGTACTTTGTTACGCAATGCTTTGGGGATCTTGGTTTTTATGCTTGTCAATATTATTCTAAATCATATGAAAAATTTAAAAGAGATAATCTTAAAATACTGGATATTACCATGGGCACCAATAATTCCAAAGTAAGAGAAGCCACACCTGAAGAACAAGCAGAGTGGTTTGAAAAAGACTTTTTTATGAAAGGAGACTTTGATGTACTACAAATGTTTGTAGTTATACCAGCAGTGATCCAAGTAGTAGTATTTGGCTTAATGTTAGCCGTAATGTATTTAAATACATTTCTCTTTTGATCAAAGAAGCATTACAGGCCGTTATTGGTGTAGGCAAAAATAACAGCCAAATAAAAACCACACCATTGCGAATAATTCTATTTGCATTTTTAGTAGCAGGAATATTTTTAGGCACAATTACATTATTGCTTATCCTTGCTAGTATTGTAATACAATAGTTGACTTTACTAGAAAATTGTGTATAATTATATTTTTAGATAAGTAGAGTTATGAGTTTTATAGTAGGTAGTCCCTGTGTTGGATGTAAAGACACGAAATGCGTAGAGGTATGTCCTGTAGATTGTTTCTATGAAGGACCTGATATGCTGGTAATCAATCCTGATGAGTGTATTGATTGTGCATTATGTGAACCAGAATGTCCTGTAGAAGCAATTTGGAGTGATGATGAGCTACCAGCAGAACAAATACCATTTATAGAAATAAATGATGCAATGAGCCAAGTGTGGCCAAACATCACAGAAACTAAAGAACCAATGGCACACGAAAGTCCATATAGTACAGAAGAAGCAGTAGCAATAGGTGAGAAACATGTCGAAGAAAACGGATAAACCAAAAACAAGATCGCACTTGCAGTTGTTTACTCATGACTCTCCTTTCGGACACAAAGTACAAAAGGATAAAACAAAAACTATACCTCGTAAAGAGAAGTATAAGGAAGAGAAAAAATAATGAACGGAGTATTACTGGCGGCAGGTATAATAGCAAGTTTAATTGCTATTGTGCATTTATTAATCACCGAAGGCGGTGGCACAAAAGGTATTGAAGAAGAGCCTTACTATGGTCGCAAGACTGGACAAATACACACAGCCAAGAAGGAAAGGGTCGATTATATCGTATAACTGATAAATACTACTATAATAATTTTATTATTAAGGAGTAACAAATGTCAGTAAAAGATATGACTTACCGCGATCGCGGTTTATTGTTGAGTATGTATGCTCATCAATGCTATCAATCACCAGAAGAATTATTAGAAGCACGACCAGGCATCAAAGACTTGGCACCTCTTAAAAAGTTTTTAAACAAACCATTACCACCAACATTTATAGATGTAGAAGGAGCTCAGGCTTATGTAATGAGTGATAAGGATGATGTATTAATAGCATGTAGAGGTACGGAACCCACACAGATAAATGATATTTTAGCAGATTTAAAAATGTTTCCTGTTAAACATCATATATCAGGAAGAGTACACAGGGGATTTTATGCAGAGTATAACAAAGTTATTCCTGGTATCAAAGAAGCATTAACAAAACATAACAAAAAAGGTGACAAAACTGTATGGGTCACAGGACATAGTTTAGGTGGAGCAATGGCTGTGCTTGTTGCGGCCGAGTTAAGACCAAATGGTGGCTTACATACATTTGGGCAACCTAGAGTTGGTAATGCAGAATTTCTTAAAGCATTGGAGGGTATCAAATATTACAGATACAGAAATAATAATGATGCTGTTACGGCTGTACCGCCTTCATTCTTACTGTTTAGACACGGCGGGGTATTAAGGTATATTAATACATATGGTAATATAAGACCTGCAACATGGCTTCAACGTTTTAAAGACAAATGTAGAGGACATTGGATGGCACTTAAATCTTTTAATTTAATAGATGGTTTTGCTGATCACAGTATGGGTTTATATCATGAGTACTTATACAACATGGACGACAACGGCGAACAATTACCTAAATAAGGAAATATAAATGAATTGGTTAATAATACTAGCACTAAAAAGCATACTATCAAGTATAATTGGTAGTAGTTTTTATCAGTGGTTTAAAAACACCAAAATGGGTGTATGGTTTCAAGTAAAAATGGATAACACAATGGAGTGGATAGCAAAGAGATATGATTTAGAAATTGCTAGTCGCGAAGAAAAATGGTTAAAGCAATATCCTTTACTTGGACAACGTATTGTAGAGTTAGAAAAAGAAGTAGCAAAATTAAAAAAGAAATAATTTCAATACACAGTTTTAATTATAACTTAAATGTTTGATAAATATAAACATAATAACATAGGTTAAAGGATTAAAACATGTCTAACAAAACACCATACGAGATACGTTTGGATTTAGTAAGAGAGGCAAAAGAAATTCTTCAGGCGAAGGCAAAAAATCCTGAAGACATGCCTACCACAGAAGAAGTACTAAAAGAAGCAGAACGATTAAACGAGTTTGTTTCTAAAAAGCCATTCTCAGATAAATAATTTCTATTAATAAAAGAGCACATTTATTGTGCTCTTTTTTTCTGACTTACATTTCTTATATACTATAAATAATTGTCGTAATAACAGGCTGGTATAGCTCAGTAGGTAGAGCAACTGATTTGTAATCAGTAGGTCGTCAGTTCGAACCCGACTACCAGCACCATTACTTTAATGATAACGTTGCAATACGCAACAGGACAATAAAATGGTAAAAGCAAAAGCAACCAAAAAAACAGTAGCAAAAAAAGTTACTAAAAAAGCAACAACTAAGAAAGATAAAATCGTAGCAATTGATTTTGATTTTTCTAAAGTTGGTGAAAACGTTCAAAAGAACGCAGAGCAAATCAGCAAGAACATAATGAAGAATGCTGAAACAATCGGTAACAATGTCGCAAGAAACTCTCAAAGAGTAGGTGACAGAATGAAAGCATACTTAAATAGAAACTTAGGTTAATATTCATACAGGGGCCATAGCTCAGCAGGGAGAGCGCCTGGTTTGCAACCAGGAGGTCGGGAGTTCGATCCTCCCTGGCTCCACCACTTGACAAAGTAATAAAACTTTGTTAAACTAATACAAATTGGTCCAGTAGTTCAATTGGTTAGAGCACCGCCCTGTCACGGCGGAAGTTGAGAGTTCGAGTCTCTTCTGGATCGCCAGGCGGATGTAGTATAACGGCTATTATGAGACCTTGCCAAGGTTTAGATCCGAGTTCGATTCTCGGCATCCGCTCCACTTAAAGGTTGTAAATAGAGATATGAAATTAAACACATTAGACCCTAGATGGGATAACCAATTAATAGATCACGATCATGAAAAGTATAATTGGCGGCAGTATTTTATAGATGCTGTTCAAGAAAAGTATCCTCAAGTAAAAGAATTAGAAAAACTACACGAAGTAATGGCGCCTAACGAAATAAATGATTTTGTTTGGGACGTACAACGTATCTGTAAAACAGAAGAGTTTGCTAAAAAGTTAGATGACTTTATGGACGATGTTGCAAGGCCTCGTCTAGATGGTGCAGACTTTATGGTACAAGATGTTGTAGGTGTAAGGGTAGTTATACCTAATCAAGCCAAACATGGTAGAACATTAAACTTTCACCAAGGTATTTGGTTTGGACATGGCCCGGGTATGTTTAGCATTTGGAGTCCAATCACAGAAGCATGGGATTCTAATACTATGCAGATTTTACCATGGGAAGAAAGCAGAATGATAACTCAAAAGGCATACGATGAGCAGTTAAGTTATCAGGAAATACAAAAACTATGCTTAGAGCATAGTATTCCTTGTAATGCTTCTCCTGGGCAAAGTTGGTTATTTCAACAAGGGCACTTACATGGTAATATTAATAACGAAACTGATATTACCCGTTGGAGTTTTGATACCAGAGTATTAGTAAAAGGTGGTAACTATGGCAGACGTAGACCAGGTGGATACTTTAGACTACACAGAACATATAGACAACCTTTAACAAATATAGATACAAATAAAACTTGGATTAATTATATTGATATGAATAGTAGGTTTTGTGAAACAACTCCTTTCTTTGTAACAAGTATGATTATGCAACAGTTTTGTAAAGACGTTGGTATTGAGCCAGCAGACTATCCATTAGAACTAAGTTTTTGTCATTGGGAACCTATGTTAGAAGACTTTATACGTGATCCAAATATTGAAGGTATAATATTTCCAAGTATTCTAGGAATGACATACGATAAAAAACGCAGAGACGAACTTATAGATCTTGCATTTGAAAACAATACCGATCTTTTGTTTGTTGACGAAAGAATATTGTTAAATAACGACAAGGAAAGAGTATATTTAGATAATATATTTGAATATATAAATGACGAAGAAGACCCCGATTTATTATTAGGACACACAAGGTAAAAAATGGCAAAGAGAAAAACAAAGAAGGCTGAAAAGCCTGAAGTACAAACTAATGACAGTGATGTCATGTACAGACTATTAGATGAAAAAATTGAAGTACCTTTAGGATTACTTAGGCAAAAACATATCTTTATAGCAACACCTTGTTATGGGGGACAACTAGGAGAACCATACTTTAGAAGTATGATGAGACTAGCAATACTATTTAATAAATATAATATTCAATATACTATTAGCACTCTTGCTAACGAAAGTTTAGTTACCAGAGGCAGAAATACACTAACGAGTTTCTTCATGGAAAATAAAGCGGCAACACACCTGTTCTTTATTGATGCTGATATTGAATTTAATCCAGAAGACATTCTTAGAATGGTAGCATATGACAAACCAATTGTTGTTGGTGCTTATCCTAAGAAAGCAATTAACTGGAATAGTATTATAAGTGCCGCTAGAAATCCTGATTTAAATGAAGATGAAAATACAATAGAAGGTCACAGTTCAAACTATGTTGTAAACTTTGATTTCGTATCAGATAAAGATGGTAATAAGACACCGCAAGTACAAATAGAAGACAACTTAGTAAAATTAAAAGATGCTGGAACTGGCTTTATGTGTATTAAAAAAGATGTAATACAGCAAATGTTTGATGCACACCCAGAGTTCAAATATGTAAATGATATTAATGTGGATCAAAAGTTTGAGCCGTTCATGTATGCATTATTTGATACTGTAATTGATCCAGAAAGCAGAAGATATCTAAGTGAAGATTATATGTTCTGTAGAACATGGCAAAATATGGGAGGTACTGTTTATTTAGATCCACGTACTGCTCTTAATCATGTGGGACATTATACATTTAGAGGAAATATTAGAAAGTTATTTACAGGTGAAAACAGTCATAATAGAAAAACAGAGGTAAGTCAAAATGGCAAAACAACAACCTAAAACAAAACCAGCAGTTATATCAATCTTATTGCCTACAAGAGGTCGTAGAGAAACATTAAGAAAAAGTTTAAATTCTTTAGTAAGTAAAGCAAAACATCCAGAAAGACTGGAAATATTGTTTGGTGTAGACGAAGATGATCAAAGTGTAATTGATTACATAAAAGAAGAAATAGCAGAAGATTTGAAAGAGGTTGGTATAGAAGCCAGGGCAAGTATATTTAAACCACTTGGATATGAGAATCTACATATTTACGTTAATACACTAGCAGGAGCGGCAACAGGAGATTGGTTCTTTTTCTGGAACGATGATTGTCTAATGGTTTCAGAAGGCTGGGACGACGTTATAGATCAATACAATGGTCAATTTAAACTGTTAGGTCCTAAAGATAATCATAATGGACATCCTTATGCAATATTACCTATTGTTCCTAGAGATTGGTTTATTCTAATGGGTCATTTAAGTCAAAATACTCAGAACGATGCTTGGCTAAGTCATATTGCATACATGTTAGATATATTTGAAAGAGTAGATTTTGAGTTTATACATGACAGAGCAGACATCACAGGTAACAATGATGACGAAACATTTAAGAATCGTAAGTACATGGAAGGTAATCCTAACGATCCTAAAGACTTTGGACATACAGATATGCAAAATGCTCGTGTCAATTCGGCACATAAAATTGCATGGTTCTTAGATAAAATAGGTAAACCCTCAGAGTTCTGGGAAAAAGTAAAAGCAGGCGAGCAAGATCCGTTTGAAAAAATGGTTTGGGAAGAAGGTGTTAAGGGTGCAGGGCAACTAGCACCTATTAATGAAAAACCTGAATTGCCAGATGATTACAAAATTACTCTATAAAAAATTCAAAAATATGTCGTAATTTAGGTTGACAACTCCTCAATTTATGCTATCATATATGTATAGTTTAAATAAAAAGGTAGGAGTTTTTATGCAATACGACATTTATCAAATTAAAGTTACTGACGAGATATCAGATTACGTTAATTCAAATGACAGAGGACACTTTGGTGCCGCTGAAAAATATCCTCTATACCATGCAAAAATGGAAACAATGCGTAGTTTAGAAGATAAAATAAACTTTAAATCAGAATTCTTTTCACACTATACTAAAGTATGTGAAGTAGATGGTAGATTTAACGGTCTTACAGAAGGTGATAGAGATTATACTGTTACCAGCAAAAATGAAGTATTCTCAATTCTAAATCAATGTTATTTAGATGAAGACACAGGTGAGGACATTGTTTTTGATAAACATGTATCAGGTTTTAAAATGAAAACAATTACTCGTAAAGATGGTGAAGTTGTAACATACAGAGATATGCATTCATTATCAGTAGGAGATATTATTGCAGAAGTACCACAGATTGGTTACGAAGTGATGAGAAAAGAAGACATAGTTAAAGAAACTAGATATTTTATTGTTGAGTCATATGGATTTAGTGACATTACAGATAAAATATCAAATGAAGATATTGCTATTAATAGAATTGCGGAGGCAGTATAATGGCAGTTAGACATATTGAAAGTGGTTGGGCAGACTTAGAACGTGCTAAAGAGAGAAAACGTGAAGGCCTCAACGGAGAACAATTAGAAGAAAACCAATGTATATGTGGTGAGTTTGACTGCAAAGAAGAATATGCACATTGGACATCAGGATTTTAAATGGCAACTCATGCAATGATAGATATAGAAACACTAGGTACTTTACCTGAAAGTGTTATCTTATCTGTGGGCGGAGTAAAGTTTGATCCTTTTACATCTAACGAACCTTTTGATGGAAAGCATTGGAAATTAGATGCAGATTCTCAAACTAAAAAGGGCAGATTCGTTGATGACAAAACACTAGAATGGTGGGCTAAACAAGATCAAGCCATACAGGATGTTGCCTTTACAGACGAAGGCAGAGTACCTGTGGATACCTTTATGAAAGAACTTAATGCTTGGTTAACAGGGTGTGAAACAATCTGGTGCCAAGGCCCTCAATTTGATATGGTTATTATAGAACATTTATTCAGAGACTTTGATCATCATATGAATTGGTTTTTTTGGCAAGTAAATGATTGTAGAACATTATTTAAGATGATGCCCGTAGATCCTCGTAAAGCCATACAGCAAAATTTACACGATGCTCAGGCTGACGCACACTGGCAAGCAGTATGCGTACAGCAATTTTATAGGGACTATAACGTCCAACCTCGTTAATTTAAAACCTGATTTACGACTTTATCAAATCGTGATGCTTTAATGAGTTTATCTAATTTTTTCCAAGTGACCAATGCGAAACGATGAGTTGCACTGGCTACTATTCCTAAGGACTTCGCCATGTTATTCTCCTGTAATGTGGTAACCAATCGTATCTAACTGTTCTAGTTGCTTTATCACTATAGTGAACTGCAACTCTAATGCTACAGTTATGTTACAATCGTGTTACAAATCTATTTATCTTTTTTAATAAAAAAGGTTGACAAATACTCGTTTCTTGCTATAATAGTTGTATAAATTAAATAAAAAGGTAGGAGTTTTTATGCAAAGTATTTACACACAAAATCAAAGCAAGGACAAAATTAGATCAGTAAATGGTTACTGGATTTCAACTGTTACTTGCTATAATGAAAATAATGACGATTCAGTCAATATTCAACTTACAAGTTTAGAAGCCATGTGGGTTAATCACGAAGAAAACGTAGATCATCCAGAAGGCTCAGAATACCCTGTAAGTGTTAATGTTCCTTTTCTTAAGTTGATGAGAGAAAGAGTTGCTAACAGTATTTTAGCAAGAACTGGTTATGACATTAGAAGTTATGATAATGTTATTCATGCTACAACATCACCAGGTAGAGATAAAGATGGTAATATTATGGACCATGCAGGTTCAAATTTAGTGAGGAATGTATAATGAATCCTTGGAATATTATACAAAAACTAGAGACAGATAACAGCAGACTTTTTAAAGAGGGTGTTGTTTCTGATCACATTGCTGATGCAGATTTTAGACAGGGTTTGCAGTGGGCACTTAACCCTTTAGTTACATTTGGCGTACAACAAGTACCTGTTAGTGAAACAGATGGTAAGGGTATTACTAATGCAGACTTTTATGTACTTGCTGAAGGCTTGTATGAAAGAGAATTAACTGGCCATGCGGCTAGAGATGCCATTATTGACTTATGTGATCAAGCAACTAATGAACAATGGAACGATTGGTACAGAAGAATATTACTAAAAGACCTACGTTGTGGTGTTAGTGTTGGTACAGTCAATGGCGTACAGAAAGGCACAGTTCCAATCTTTGGTTGTATGTTAGCACATGATGGTGCTAAACACCCTAAGAAAATTAAAGGTGCTTGTTCAGTTGAATACAAGTATGATGGCGTAAGAGTTATTGCTATTGTGCAAAAAGGTAGTGCTACATTATATTCACGTAATGGTAAAATACTTCCTAACTTTAATTTAATTGAAGACGCACTCAGTAAGCCTGAATACAATGGATTAGTATTTGATGGCGAAGTAATGAGTGAAGACTTTCAAACACTAATGAAGCAAGTACATAGAAAGTCTGGTGCTAACACTGAAGACGCATTTTTGGCACTATTTGATATGCTAACACTTGAAGAGTTTGAAGCAGGTGGTACTAGTATTAATTCAGTTGACAGAAGAAAACGTATGATTGATACTGTTATTGAAGACAGTAAAATTAAAGTTGTTGATGCATTTAGTGTAGACTTTGATACTGAAGAAGGCCAAGCAGAGTTTGATAAACTTAACAAACATGCTCTAGCAGAAGGTTACGAAGGACTTATGATTAAACCAGACCATGAGGGTTACAAATGTAAACGTTCACATGCTTGGTTAAAGGTCAAACCTTTTATAGAAGTTACACTTAAAGTTGTAGCACTTGAAGAGGGTACAGGTAAGAACGAAGGCATGTTGGGTGCTCTTGTAGTAGAGGGTGAAGATGATGGTAAGTTTTTCCATGTAAACGTTGGTAGTGGTCTTAGTGACGACATGCGTAAAGACGTTTGGGCGGCTCAGGATAAAGTTGTTGGACAACTTGTTGAAGTAAGGGCTGATGCGGCTACTATAGGACAAGATAGCGACACTTGGAGCCTTAGGTTCCCAAGGTTTAAAACATTCAGAGGTTTTGAACTAGGGGAGAAAATATAATGACTGGTTATATATTATTTGTGGCAGTATTTGTATGGATAGTTTCTTATGTAAGACTTCCTAAATGGACTTTCCCACAGGTCAATGTAGTACAAAGAAGTAATTTTGCTACTCTTAACAGTATGTTTGTTATAGTAGTTTATATAATGTTTATGTTGGCAAACGGATGATTGAATTTATGCAAACAATATTTACAAGTGCCTTGTTTTTAACAATAACACGTTTTGGTGTTAGGGACGGATTTTATCGTGATTAATTGGGTATTTGGTTGGATTAGTATAGATTACCTTATTGAAAAAGGAGTGATTAAAAATGACAAGCAAACAGAAAAAGCAAATTAATAACTTTATTCAATCTACATTAAAAATTGTAGGGTGCTCTGCATTGTTTATTGGAATGACTGTGGCATTAGGTGAAAGTCCTGACATGGAAATATTTGCATATTTGTCAATGATATTAGGAACAACATTTGTAATTATACATAGTTTCAGAGCAAATGATCATATGTATCTGTTAGTTTCTAGTGCAGGATTTTTACTTATTGGTAATGCGTTTCTAGGAACAGAAACAGCACTCATGCTTATGCCTGAATTAGCAATGACAGAAGATCAAGGTTGGTTTGCCAAATACGGTAAAGTAATTGTTGAAGTATTAAAAACGGTGGTAGGATAATGAAAATATATTTAAAAGAAACAAATAAAGTACATGACGGTATACAAAAAGTATATAGTTTTCCAAATGGCTACGGTGCTAGTGTTGTGAAGCACAGTTATAGTTACGGTGGTAAAGATAATAAATGGGAATTAGCAGTTCTTAAAGGTGAAGATTTGTGTTATGACACAGGCATTACATCAGATGTACTTGGATATTTAAATGATCCTGAAGTAGACGATTACTTAAGACAAATAGAAAAATTGGAGGTAGCAAATGCCTAATTGGTGTAATAATCAAACAAGAATAGGAGGCCCTACAGAAAAAATAAAAAAAATCTGGGACATCTTAGAGGACGATACAATAGACGATGGATTGTTATCTGCAATGGCTCCATTAGAGGGTGGTTGGGAATACAATGACGCAGTTAATAATTGGGGTACTAAATGGGATATAAAAGGAGACCACGGATTAGAGTTTGATGAGGGAGAGACTTATTCAGAAATATCTGGACACTTTGATAGTGCTTGGAGCCCTCCAACAGTAGCATTTCAGACTTGGTTAGACAATAATCCTGACTGTGATGCAGATTTATTATACTGTGAATTTGCAAATGATTTTATGGGAACACTAGAAGCAGGTGACTTTACTATAAGCCAATGTAGTATAAGTTGGTTACTAGGAGATGCTGTTGGTACAGAACTAGAAGACGCATTTGGTATTGTTGAAATGAAAGATGAACTTTTAGAGTTTGAGCATGAAGAAGCATTAGAAGAACCACTAACTTTACAAGATCCAGAAACTGAGGTATAAATAAAATTATGGGACAATATGACGAAGTAGTAGAAAGGCAACGACTTTTACTTGAAGCAGAAGAATGGGCAAACGGTATTAAAGATTTACATACATTTAATACTGAAACATGCAATATCTGGTATGAAACAAGACCAGATGATGGCAGGGTCATGGATGTAAGATTTAATGATGAACGCATTAAAAGAACATTATTAGGAGATCGCCCCAAAGGAACCAAAACAGAAATATGGCTTGGCAAACAATTAAAAGGCGATGACCTTATTAATTCTTATACCCGACACACAAAAGGTTGACAACCCACAAAAAGGTAGTATAATACATTATGACCAAAGACATTTATAGAGATGAAGAGTTCAACAATCAAGTAGATGTTGAGGCCATATGCAAAAAGCATAATATAGGCAGATATGATTTAATAGAATTTACTGCCTATGTGGCTAGACAATTAGATATAAAGCCACACGATGCTATGAAACGTGTTTTAAAAGAAGACGACTTAGTTGCATTTAAAAGCCTGTTAGAAGAACGCAGAGTAACTGCAGAACTTTCAAAGCAATTAAGAAAAAATTGAGGAGCCCGAGTGGTATTTCGTAAACTGGGTTTGGGTAAAAAGGTGAGTGTAGTTGCTACTGTTCCCCATGGTAAATTCCCAATGTGTACCGCTCCTCATACCTATTTATCAATAGGGGGTTAATAACCTCGGGTAAGGGACAGGTTCACGAAGCAACACCAGTCCACATTTTTAAATACACGACATGAGTGTAAAGTGTGAACCATCCCTCCAGTTTGTGCCCTGTTCGTCTAGTGGTTAGGACACATGGTTTTCATCCATGCAACAGGAGTTCGATTCTCCTACAGGGTACCATTCTTTTAAGTTAAATACTATTATGTTCTATATTTACAGCCAAATGGAAATACACGGCACGGGTAAACGTGATAAAGATTATCTTTTATTTTTAGATACATTAGAACAACATAATATAAAATTTAAATTACTACCTAAAGATATAACAGAATTTAAATTCACTTCTGAAGATTTTGTTTTTCTAAATTTTGGTGCATCTAATGTAGATTATCTACTAGAACAAAAACACATATTAGCAAATACAAATGTATATCCTTCTATAGAAACATGTGAGATATATAATAAAAATGCATTTGATAAATTTTGTATTAATAATAATATATCTACACCTAAAACATATCACTCTATAGACGATATAAAAGATAAAAACTATCCTTTAATTTTTAAGCCAGTATCAGGTTCTCTATCTGAACATTTAAAATTATGTAAAAATAAATTAGACATTATAAATCAAATAGATATATTGAATCAAGACGAAGATTATTTAAATAAAAATTATATATTACAAGAGTTTATAGAAACTGGCAATCCTGTAGTTAAATACAGAACAATTTTTATAAACGATAAAATATGTACCTATAAAAAAACATCTGACAATGACAGTATATTTTGTAGTCTAAAGGACAACGGAAAAATAGATATTATAAATCCAGATAATAAAAAAATAAATCTAATTAGCGATAAATTTATTAAATTAGCAAAGAGTAAAAATATTAACTTTGGTGCATTAGACATATTACAAGATTTAAAAGGTAATTGTTTTGTAATAGAATTAAACGGTCCTACTAAACTTTATAGAGCATCACAGGCTATACAAAAGAATTTATATGAAATTATAATTAAATACATCTTGACAAATAAAACAATTAAGTTATAATATTATATGCATTTGAACATAACAGGAAGAATTGCAAAGAAAAAACAAGTTGAAATGTTTGTTTGTAATGTAATGCAATACTTATTACCTAGATTAAAAAGACAGGTAAATATAGATATTGCAATAGTTTCAAAGTGTGATGGTAATAATTCAGCACTTTGTTGGGGCGATAAGGATGGTGTCGAGATAGAAATAGCAAGACAGTCTTTTGATTATAAATTTACATTAGAAGAAATGATGTTAAATTTATCACATGAACTTGTTCATGCCAAGCAATTTATTAAAGGAGATTTACACCCAAATCTAAACAAATGGAAACGTATAGATTTTTCAAATGTACCTTATAGTAGAACACCTTGGGAAAAAGAAGCATACTTATTGGAAGATAAATTAGTAAATAAATTTTGGAAATAAATGGCAATATATAAAAAAACAAGTGCAATAGTACCTACTAGAAAATCAACATCTCAAGGCACAGGCGGCAGAGGTAGAAGAGTTAAAGTTAGTTTGTCTACTATGAACAAATCTAAGAAAAGATCATACAAAAAGTATAGAGGTCAAGGCAAATAATTTATAAATAGTAGTATGTTAGAACCTACTGATAAATGGCTATGCGAACTAGTTGATCCAAAACATCCTGCTCTTCATAGGCCTGCGGATATAGATCCCTTTACTGCTCCTGATGATGCCAATTGGGCACAAAGAGAAGTAGACATGTTTGAACTCATGCACAATAGACATGGTATAGGATTAGCAAGTCCACAAATAGGCAATAGTTATAATATGTTTGTAATGAATTTACACGGTTCAGGAGACGTAGGTGTTTATAATCCAAAGATACTTGAATTTAGTGAAGATACTGTAAACATGGAAGAAGGTTGTTTAACATTTCCTTTACTATATTTTATGATTAATCGTCCTGCAAAGTGTAAAGTAAGTTATACTTTATATGATGGCAAAACTCAAGTAGAAGATTGGTTAGATGGTATAGATGCCAGATGTTTTCAACATGAATATGAACATTTACAGGGTAAACTTTATTTGGAACATGCTAGTGAATTGAAATTGCAACGTGCAATGAAGAAAAGAGACAAATACTTTAAGGAAATTCAAAGGGCAACCAGATAATGTTTAATTATCCTTTTTGGGTAAATGACTTTGATAGAGTAAAAGATCACAGAATTACTCATCCAGAAGTTGCAAAAATATTTGAGCAACCCGTAGCATTCTGGTACGGGGCAAAAAAGAACAAAAATGCAACAAAAAATTTAGATAAAAGTCTTAAACGTCTTTTAAAAAGAACACTTCCAGGCTTACCTTACTTTGTAATATATAATTTACCTAATAGAGACTTAGGACATTACAGCAAAGGAGGAGCCTCTGATGCCACAGAATACTTATTATTCTTACAAGAGTTTTGTGCAGGTATTAAAGGGCATAAGCCAATTGTAATATTAGAGCCTGATGCCTTACCTCATACTACATTAATGAATAGCGATCAAGCAGAATATCGTATAAACTTATTACAAGCAGGTATAGATATACTTACAGAAGAAAGCGATGCTTATGTGTATGTTGATATAGGACATAGCAATTGGTTAGACCCTAAAGATGCCGCAGAACTGATCACAAGGGTCTCTAATGACCGTGTAAGGGGATTTAGTGTTAATGTTAGTAACTATAGATCAACAAAAGAAAGTATGGAATGGGCATTAAAGATATGCGAATACAACGATAATTGGCATTTTGTTATAGATACAAGTCGCAATGGCAATGGTCCTCATGGTAATGATTGGTGTAACCCACCTGGTAGATTAGTAGGAGAACATCCTACTTGTGATACAGGTGAAGAGAAATGTGATGCATTCTTATGGATAAAGATACCAGGAGAATCAGATGGTAAGGGTAATGGTGGTCCCAGAGCTGGAAAGTTTTGGCCTGAAATGGCTACAGAATTAGTTAAGGATATTAACTAACTCCAGAAGGATCAGTAACGTCAACAGTATCTGGACTAGGCTTTATTTCATGATCAGCTCTTGGTGAATTTAATTCTGCATCTAAATAATTTTTTGCACCTTGTAAATAACTGTGTGCCTTTACTATTTTTGCTTGCCACCAATGAGGGAAATCTGAATCAGGTAGTTCTTTAAGCATCTTATGTAAATCAATTGCATTTTTACCTATAAGATATAATTCTTTAGATATCATGCCTCTTTCATTATCAATATGCCCTACAGCAACTTTCTTAGTGTCGCCTTCACCGGTATCTGATTTGTAATCAACACCCGGTTCACCGTCTTCGTTAATTATTCCTGCTAATTGTTGTAATCTATCTATTTCGTTCATACTAGTATTTATCACAAATAGACTCTAGATCAAACAATAACTTCTTAAATTGTCGTTGCTCTCTAAATACTTCTTGATTATGTCTTAACCTATCCATTGCAACATCACTATTAAGTATGTCTTCTAATTCTTGTAAAGGCATATTTCCTATAGTATCTAAAAGTTCTATACTCTGTTCTACATTTTTATAATAATTGTGTGGGTCTTTATTCATACCAAACAAATCATCGAACCCTCTATATCCCATTTGTTGTAATACTAATTCAGCTCTTGGAATACCCAAATTTACAAAAGGCATTCCATATACAAAGTTTTTGTAAGTTTTTTCTGTAAAGAATATTCTGTCAGATGTTTTCAATTGGTCAGGTTGCCAAAAGTCTAAACTTACATGTGTTTCATGAGGCAAGTTAATACCGCCATGTAATATTACTTCGTCTTCAAAACACCATTCTAAACTGCCTTCTATAGAGTTAGGTATAATCTTTTGTTCGTATTTTTTATAATCTTCTTTAAAGTTATCTATTGTAACACTATCATCTAAATAATTAAAATATTTTAAGAATGTTATATCGTGTTTTCCAAACGGTTTTGTGGCATGCCAACTGTAATAAGATTTATCTATAAATCCTTTGTCTAACATTACCGCATGAAATAATTTCCTCAACCGCCTACCATTCTTTTTATAACTTATAAAATGTTTTTTTAATTTTCTAGGAGTGATAGGTCTATAAATAAAATCCAATCCAGGTGTTTCGTGCGGCGTGCCTTTTAAGTCCAATAATAATTCTATGTATATATTATACATTAGTTCGAATCCTTGACAGGAAAAACAAGTATGTCTTATATTGTAATCAGTTACAAAATTTTCTATAGAATTTTGTCCTGTAAACACTACAATATCTAAAGGATCAACGTCTAATGCTTCAAGTCTATCTATAAGTGTATAATATTTGTCATCAACAAATTCTTCTATACAGGTATCTATAATAATTTTATTGCTTTTATGTTTTTTATAAAATGTGACAATTTCCTGTACTTCTTCCATTGGAACATGGTGTACAGTATTTGTATGGACAAAGATAAGTGTAGGTTGATTAGTATCCTGTACTATATTGATAGGCAAGTCAATACCTTTATTACTATAATATCTGAGGTAACCTAATAGGGATTTATGTTCTACTTGTTCTGATGAACAATAAAATTTATCTAAAACATTTATCATGCTAGTATTTATAATACTAGTTAATAACTTCTTTTTAGTATAGGCCTGCTAGTTTTTTAAGTTCTAGAACTGCGGCTTCTAATGCCTTGTTTGAAGTGTTTTCTATACTATCCATCATCTCAGCATCTTGTGGATCAAAATCCTGTTCACCGTGGTCTTTGTAGTCTGCATTATTAATTACATCTTCTATATAACCTTGAACAACTTCATCTCTGTCATCGTCCATATGTAAACCACGATCCATTGCAAACTCAGTCATTTCTTGGTCAAGTTGTTCTAAGCTCAGACCCATGGCTTTTGCTAATTCTTCTTCACCTTGCTCGTATGCACTTATCAATCTATTGTACTCTTCTTCTTCTCTTGATGGTTCAAAATCAGGATCAAAACTTTCTTCCATTTCAGGCTCTTCTGGTGTTGCATCAATAAGACCTGCATTTTGTAAAATGTCTTTAGCACCATCGTCTAACACCCAAACAGGAGGATTTTCTTCTTCGTCATTCCAAGAATCAATTATTGCTTTTTCTATATCGTTT